ACGCCAGGTGCATGCAAGGCGAACGGTGACGCCGCCGCGGGGCTGGTCTTCCAGGAGATTGGATCCACCCGTGCGAAGTGCGCGCAATCCATTGAACAATTGGCAAGACATGTCTCAGATCTGAGCACAAAGGGGGTGGTACCTGGGGCGGGGGTGTGGCAGGTGGGGGGAAGGGGAAAGAGGAAGACGCCCGAAATTGGGGAGACGCTGCGCTCACGCGCGGTATTCTTCGACGACGGAGGCAGCGCAATGGTGAGTAGCATGTTGTCGCAGGGGGTGGGGGAATCAATTAAGGCCGGGGGGGGGGACATCAAAATTGGGCACAGGGCGATGCAGGGCGCATCAAGTGATGCGCGGCAGAGTGAGCGAAATGATGTTGAGTTTGAGATCGACCATAAACGGTTCGGTTTCCGCTTGGCGGAGCCACTGCTCGTAGCTGCCTTCGGCATGATCCGTGCCCTGCTCCCCCCGGGGCTTGAGTGGGACTACAGGGTATTACATGAAATGGGACATTGCATTATCAAGACCATCATCCTCCCTGGTGGATGGGTTTACCGGTGCACATTCGGCAACTGGAGCGGGCCATGGACCAGCATACTTGACAGCTTCTGTAATTGGATCGCCATGAGCGGCGCAATGCACGAGCTAAAGCTGAAGCCCGAAAACGTTGACTTATGGATATACGGAGACGACACATTACTTGGATTTAGGAACGGAAGCTGCCCCTTGGGCCTCACACCACCCGATGTACAGGAGATCCTACGACGGAGATTCGGCATCTATGCTGGTGAGTGGAACATTGGGCGTCTCTCATCGTACGGGAGCGCAGCTGGCGCGACCTTCCTAGGCTGCTGGAACCGTGACGGGTTCCATGGCCGCCCCCTGTCCAAGTGGGTCGACATCTCCGTGCTTCCGGAGAAGCCTAGAGAGGGTATTGGGCATCAATTGAAGCGCATGCGTTACCTCACGCATGCTGCTGTCGCCACGAAGGACAACGAGGACTATTTTACCAGCTACTTTATGTGGCTCAACGAGAAGCTACCCCTACGGGTCCGCAAACCAGAAGACGAGCTGAGGCAATCCCTCAAAACCACCTTTGTGAGGAGTCACTCAAACTTCTCATCGGGCGGTGTCGACTGGCGCGACTGGGAGTATGGGGCTAAGTTAACACTCTGCGAGCTCATGAAGAAGTGCCGCGGCTACCAACGCTTACTACATCAGCGGGAGCTTACCGGCCGTCCCAACTACGAACGTTCGCTACGGAGACGATCCTGGCTCCGAGCGGAGAATCGTGGTGTACCGATCAGCGTCTGTGGGATTGAAAAGGGAGACGTTGCGGACTTCTTGTCCACTTGGCCTGCGACTGCATTGTGAGCAGTACCGTGTC